TATTGGCGAAGCCACGCCGACCAAGCCGCTGCACCTGACAACCAGTTCGACCGGCACGCAGATCCAGTCGGAATGCACTGCTGACGATGCAGGTTCTGGCGGTGACATCGTTCTGTTTCATCGTCGTGGCGCATCGAGTGCCGGGCAAGATGCTGACGTTCTAAGCACCGTATTTTTCCGGGGCAAGAACGACAACGGAACGCCGGAAGAGCTGAACTATTGCGCGATTGAAGGCAGCATCAGCGACGCCACTGATGAATCAGAAGACGGCGCATTGAAGTTCAAAGTTGAGAAAGCTGGCACGCTTTCGACGCAGCTTGAAGTTAATGGGGCCACTATTGGCTTCTTTGGTGCGACGGCTGCTGTGCAATCGACGCATGTTGCAGACATCACCACGTCTGCTTCAAGTGGATCATTGCCAACCGCTAACGACACCAACACGATTGCAAACGCTGCGGCTCCAACGAATGCCGAGCTGTTGCAGTATTGCGTGACGCTTGAGGCAAAGGTTGAGGCGCTACTAGCATTTGCTAGTGCTCATGGCCTGATGGCTTCAAGCTGATGCAAAGACCTGACCCAATGATTCCCTGCAAGCCAGGGGCAGAAGATTTAACTGCGATGAATAATAGAAATGCTTGGATGACCATGCTCTATATGCTGGAAGGCCGCGACAAGCCTGACCATCCAAAGCGTGGTCTTTATACGGGACTGCATAAAAAGCACTACTCAACGTTCCCTGGAACGGATGAGAACTGACCCTGTAGATCACATCCAAAACCGTCCATTGACTAGGGCGGTTAATCTGCCTACGGAAACGTTTTCTCTTCCAAAAAATGATCAAAGCATTGATTGTGAGTTCTGCCGTCGTTGGCGCTGCTGTGCTGGCATCTCCTGCCCAAGCAGAAGGTAACTTCTATTTGAACCCGGAATATAACGCTGGCTGGTCTGGCTCTGACTTCACTGCTGGAGTTCTAGATCTCGGCGTGGGATATGAGTCTGGTGCATTTTTTGCGCAAATCGGTCCATCGATCCTCATGGTTGACGGCGCTGATGCTGAGACTGGATTCTCCGGCAAAACCGGCTTGTCAGGTGCTGTTGCAGAGAACGTTGATATGTACGGCGAAGTTTCGTTCGCTAAGTATGAAGACGTTGATGCAGGCTATGGCCTGAAAGTCGGAGCCAAGTACAGCTTCTGAGCTAGTCTCAAATAGGGAGACAAACTGCCCCCTTTCCTGTCCTCACACCAGGGAAGGGGCTTTTTATTGCCTACAAGAAAACCCCGCCTAAGCAGGGTCTCAAGTGCCGACGCTCTAGCAGAACAGTGGCTGATCTAACAGCTTGGGAACTAGGTCTAGCGTACGCAGTGACGGACTCCCGACGCAGGGGTGGTCTATGTGCGTATGGCTAGCATGGCATCAACCTGCAATCTTGACAAGTGCAACGCTACTTTAATTTGGCCGGTGCCCTTGGGTTTTTGATGAGTGGAACGATGGTTGTTGGGTCGTTGATGCTTTACACGCGCATCCCATCAATCACAAAGCACTACATGAGTGAGCTAAAGCTAGAGCTAACCAAAGTTGTGACCGACATGGTGCCAGCCAAGATTGATGACGTAATGCCTGAACTACCTAAAACAACTGGGCCAGCAGTCGATCTTCCTAAGTCACCTTTCTGACTTTATGCCTGACATCCCGGATATACAGATCCGAAGCATTGAACCGCGAATAATTCCTGAGCCATACATTTACGCTCCACCGATAACAGCAGAGTTACCACCTGCTCCGATTTATCAGGTGCCTGGTTGTGCCAACGTCCATAGGGATGCACAGCTCAACCCATCGCTTCTTCGTGATGATCCGAATGGGGTTGGAACGGCTTGCCCTGAAGGCGAAATGCCAAGTTATAACCCGATGGATTGGAATCCACGGGATCTAAAAATTATCGAAGCAGCTCCTGTTCAGAATCAAGAGCAAGAAAAGCCACCAGCAGAAACCAAGCCACAAAAGCCAAACCCACCGCCAGAGGATAAAAAGCCAGAAATCGATTGCCCTGCTGCAGACGCTGCAGAGATTGGCACACTGTCACCCGATGGCCGCAAGATTATTGAGTCCTACGAGTTGGTGGATGGAGTCTGCAAAGAGGTCTATCGAAACGTGCCAGTAACGGAGCAGCTAATCAAAGCTGTTCCATCGCCTTATGAAGCGGCTCAAACTGCAAGCATTGCTGTGCTTGCTACTACCGCCGCATTGAGTACGCCATTTCTGCTGCGTATCGTCAAGCCAGTGGTCAAAAAGATAATTACGAAACTAAAAGAGGTCGTAACCCGTAAGAAGGAAGATCGCCCGTCTACTTTTGAGCGTCAGAAGAACCAGCGGAAGGCGCGGAAATAGCGTGAACATGTGGCACCATTTTTACGGGTGGGACGCTGACGATTAGGTCGCTGCAAACAATAGACATTCGGCCAGTAAATTGAATCCCACTTTTAGCTAACTCACCGCATTGCTTGGCCCTGAAAAGCTCGTGCTCTAAGCGTTTAGTAGAAAGTAATTGTTCCTGAAGTTTGATGTTTGTCTCTACGGCGCGTTTACATCTGGCAGTCAGGCCACCATCTAATGGCATGGAAAACGTTGCTGTTATGCCGTAGTTGACTGATCTACGATCTTTTTCAAATCGCGGCATCTCTGAGTAGTAGAGCACTTTGCCTGGAGAATCTGGCTCGCCGTTCTCGTCTGCATCAGCACTTGAGTAGACAGGCGTTCTGGTTACTGATTCATGGGGCAGATCAAAGTTTCGACTAGATGTAACAAATGGACTTAGCGATAACGTAGGACCAGGGCATTGAATACCTTGGCTCATCCGATATATAGGATGTGGCCCGGTCATCATTTGATAGGCGTTATTAACCACTGACCCGCTTGATGTACTGGACGGATTTGCCACTGTTGTGTTGGCTTGAACCGGCCCACCAAGTGCAGTAATTATTGCGAGAACACCGACTGCGACTCGGTCGTAGTTTCGGTTTGGACCGTGCGTGTAACCGTAGTCACTGCATCTAAACCTGGGGCCATGAATGATTCTGTCAGGCTCCAGCTTGAGCCGGGATTGATTACTTGCCATTGGGGCTTAGTTTCAAGGTTTGGGCTTGTCCATGAAAAGTTGACTCCACCAACTGTCTGATTATTTGTGACGGTAGCGTCAGGCGAGATAGGAACATCTCCAACAGTTTCAACATTATGGCCTGCCGCTGAGTAGCTGTAACCCGTCCGAAAATTATGGGACGTAATTGTTTCGTTGATGATCGTTGTGGATTCTGATCTTGAGTTAAGTTGACCTTGCGTGAACTGCGGAACGATTGGAGCGGCCAAAGCAGAGCTAGGCAACAACAAAACCAGCGCCCAGGCTCTAATCAATTTGCAGCTCCACTTTTGTAGACAGAATCGCAGACGTACCAGCATCACCAGCAACCACGGTTGCCTGACCAGAGCTAGTCACGGTTGCTGCTAGCGATCCAGTTTCGCCGCCAGCTCCAGTGATTGTCGTCATCATCGATGGCAAGGCTGGAACGACACCGTTGGTCACTGTTGTTCCGGTGCTTGGGATTGAGTCACCCAAAATCAAGCTTTCAGTCATCGAATAAGCCGAACCAGAAGTGGTGACGTCGTAATCCGTATTCACGATGTCTGGTACGCCACTAGTAATAGTGGACATGTCCAGACCACCAATACGACCGCTGGTTGTCATTCCTCCATCAGTCACTGAAGGGGTGACGTTGGTGCCTGTGCTGCTGTAAGTCGTGCCACCCCGAGTGGCTGAGCTGTACGCCTGATCAACACTGATCTGGGCTGATTGCGTCAGAACATGATTGATGTCAGCGTGGGCAGGGGCAGCTAACAAAGTGATGCCTAATACCAAAAGTGTGCGGGTCATTTGATGCCTGCATTGGTTTTACTGTTATCAACGATAACGCCGTTGTCCTCCTTCTTTTTTTTGCCAAGTTTGCCGAGTGCTGGCGAATAAGAAGCCGCCGTACCCGTAAGCAAAGACGCCGGGAAAGTTGGATCGACAGATTGGGAAAAGATGCCTAGATAGTTCGCAGTCAGGATTCCCATCGACCACAGCAGAATGGTCACGCGAACAACATCACCCAGCCAGGAATGGCCTTGATCCTCTTGTTCTTCTGACTTGGTTTGCGGTGTTTCTGCCATGATGCAGTCA